ACTTGGCGGTCTTTGTGCTAATTGCCATCTACCGTTAGCTGTGTCATCGCTTCCCTCGTTATAATCATAGAAGTTCAGAGTAGAACCACTATAATAAGGAATACGGGCAACTTTATCGTTTTCGATAACTATAATTTTACCCCAGCGACCTATCTGGTTTTTGAACATTGCAGCTTTACCAGCTACACGCCCTTGAGCATCAAGCCATACTGTATCTTGACGTAATGTTCTTGCCTGTAATGAGTGAATAACAAGTGGATAACACTCGTCACCATCAACATTCCAGCCTTTGATACGTGAATATGCAATATTAGCTGCAATAGCTTCAAGCGTGTAATGGTCAAAACTATTATCTGCACTTCCATCTACACTACCCATAGCAGTTGTGATATTTGTTAGGTAAGTTGCTGCTGTATATGTGAATGTAGGAGTATATGAGAAGTCACGATAACTTGAACCACCACGATAGCACCAGAAATTAGGATTATATCGTTTAGTTTTGCTAAGTCCATTTGTGGTATCGGTTATATGCTTAGAGAATCCTTCAAAATATGCAAGTCCAATATCCATGTCTTCGTAATCTGCCCACCATTGAATGAGTACATCTTTGTAATCATTAACTTTAGCAGCCCAATCAATAGCTTCTTGGTCAACTATATCTGGGAATAATACGCCTTTACGTTTCAAGTGGATAAATACTGATTGCCAGAACCAGCTCATTTCCTCTTCATTTCCTGATACTTGCTCTTTACCTACTTGACCGTAATCAAGTAATCTGCCAAGTACAGGAATTATCATTTCTCTTCTACCAGTATTTCGGAACTGGTTGATAATATTGATTGGTGAACCAGACATTTTCCATGCCTCTTGTCCGCCAGCCGTTATGTTTGTTTGTTTCGCAGTACCTATCATAGAGTTGAAAAACTGAGCAAGACGAATTTCGTGCTTTAGCTGAGTATTTACAACTTTCTGATTGGCTATGCTATAACTATTTGTAGCCATTTTTATTTCCTTTTGTTAAGGAAGATATTAACGATTTTTCACCAACTCATTGTATAATCGTTGATTCTCTTCTGGTGAGAGAGCATCAATTTCCGCAGAACTCATATCTTCAAGTTTGTGATGTTCAGGAAGACTTGCATTACCTGAATCAATAAATTTTACGGTTCTTTTTGTTCTCTCTGCTTTATTCACTATGTCGATTGGTGATATGGATGGCTTAAATTGAGTTTTGAAAAAACTATATGCTTTAGATATATCCGTGAATCCATTATCAAGTTTGAATTTCTCGATTTTTGCTACATCGTATCCCTCACGCCTGATAGTATCAACTATTAAATCCTTTGAGATTTGACTTTTAACGCTCTTATAGTTTTCCTCACGGAAACTATCCATTATCAAGTCTTGTCTCTCGGTTTGAATTGATAGATATAATTCTGGATCATCTTCTTGAACATCTCTGATTTCATCAGCTGTTAAAGTATCTTTTCCTAACCGTTTCGCTAAAAGATTTTTCAGACTTGGTGCTTTTGTCTGTCCCTTTTTAAATTCGGTATTAAGATTTCTTTGTTTTTCAACCTCAACCTCAGATTCAAGTTCTTTAATCTTTTTGTCTTTCTCTTCAATTTCTGATTTGTGTTTTTCTACATCAGTATCGAATTGTTTTTGTGCTTCATTCAACTCTTTACCTTTCTTGTAGTTGCTGTTCCCAGCATTAAGAATATCATTGGCTCTTCGCTTGAATTTCTCAACCGCATCTTCGCCCTTGTCTTTGATTTCTTGTGGGATAGGAACTTCTATAACACCATCTACTTCTTTAGTCTCAACTTCCAGTCCATCGACTTCCATTTTTTCTACATTATTGACGGTAACCTTTCCGTCTGGTAACTTTCCACTCATTTGAATCTCCTTGACGTGGTTCTTAAATTTTCACGTCTGTTTTATTTTTTACGCTTTACTACTACTAATTTCTTTGGCTTCCTTTTTGTTGCCTTAATCTTTTTAATCTTTGGAAATTTAACCTTTGTTTTCCTCATCAATTTCTTCATACTATTACCTCTATATTTTTACTGCTGTTCTGTTCCTTGACTTTGTTGCATATCAGGATTCTGTTGAATCATTTGCATTACTTGCTCTTTTAATTGTGGGTTTTGATTGATCAATTCAGCTACAGCAACGTCACTTGTTGCTCGCTTATGAGCTTCAATTAGTGTTTCTGGGTTATCTATCCATGATTGATTCATTACAAACTCGTCAAATGGTATGTCCTGTCGCTGATAAAGTTCTTTATAGTTAATATCCTTAATTTGGTTTTTCTGGTCTATATTGCTCTCTATTGACACCCTAACGTAGCATTTGTCTACAATGTCGGATAATTGGTTTGTAACGTCAGTATTTACATCTGCTATTGCCTGATTACCCCTTACTTCGGTTAATCCATCTATGTTGTTTTGTTTTGATAGGAATATTTGATGAGGGTAATTACGCTTCTCAGCTATCATAACTTTCATCTTTTCACATATTTTTCTTAAGTATTCTTCAACTGCATAGAAATCAGGCTTTGTGCTTACTTTAGCTTGTGATTGTAGTAATTCAACACTTTTACCGCTTTGACCTGCATATTCGGGAATACCTTTACTAACATTCGGTGCTGCCATGCTCTTATCTAATAGCTTCTCTATCATTTGGTATAACATAGCTTGCATTTGACCTGCTGCTGGCGGTGCTAACCATTTAACTGGATTAACACCCGGATTTTCCTTTGCCCAAACAGGGTCAACCTTTGCTATTACACCAAGTTTATGATAGTTTTTAATGAAGTTAGATTCATTTTTTAATGCACCTTCAACGATAATGGGTATTGGTTTCTGTATTCTAACTGTATTTAATACCATTGTAGTTAGTAATATCCCGCTTACCTTTAATAGTTCTTTATAATCGTATGCTAATGCAGTAGGATATATGTCGTTTGGATTCCACTCACCGGGAAGTATACAATAATCTGTATCTTTACCAACTAATTCAGGCTCTTCTAATAATATGTTAAGTTCTGGGATGAATATTGTTTGAAACCATCGTGTTTCAGTTCTGTCTATTGGTATTGAAGACCTTATCTGCTCATCGAATACTGGAGTTTCCTCTATCATTTCGCCAGTTTTCTTGTATAATTCCATGTTTTCAGGATTTGCACCCTTTCCATTTAGATATTCTTCATATTCACTTTCTGAAACATATATCATATCCATTGAATCTCGTTCTTCATTTGCTATTGCTCGTTCTTTAACTCTGAATTTACGCTGATATTGGTTTACAATTACATTCACTATGCCCATATTGTAGTAATAATTGTTTTCTAGGTCTTCTTTTGCTATTGTTGATATTTTATCTTCGTATTGTTTGTAATATTCTGGGTATTTCTGCTTAAATCTTCGTATTGTGTATTGCTCTCTATGGAAATATTCTATTATATCACGCTTATCTTCACGATTATCAACTGATATATACCATAATTTGGTTGGATCTATCGGTTTATGCTTTGGATTTCCTGTCCACCACTCATTATCTGCATCATCATCACTCCAATATACACGACCTGCACCAAATCCCTGAAACTTCAAACTTATCAAAATCTGCTTCATGTCACGTGCTAACCGTTCTTTATCTACATTGTAGTTAAGTTCAAGTTCGAGAATATCCTGTATTGGGAGTATATTATTTCGCTTATTAACTAATGTTATATCAATCTCTGGGATAAGTGTTTCATTTATGGATAACACTAAATTGTCTTTTACTGCATTAATACTATAAAATTCTGATTGGTTAGATGTATCCGAATCAAGTTTCCTATTACGCAAATACTCAGCGTTATATATTAATAAACCAATAGTAGAACGAGCATCCCATTTACCACGTATTTCTTTTGCTTTCTCAAATAAATCAGCCTTGTCGTCAAAGTCAAAGTCTGCTTTCTCTTTCTTTAGTAAATAATCGTCAATATTCATTTTTTCTTCCCAAGTGTCTCCATAAAATCACTAAAGGCTGTCGATATATCAATTAAACCGTGCATACCTTCAATGTAAGCGTCTCTTTCCTTTTTAGTGCCTTCAAATAGATGCTTTGATACTGTCTTTACTGGTGTTATATCTTCGTCTTTACTGAATATATAGAGATTGATTTCCTTCTTATCTTCTTGTATCTGGAATATCGCTGGTAATAATTCGTTTATCTTCCCTATGTTTTCTCTCATTTATTCTCCAAACTCTTTCTTTAAACCTTCATACTCTGCCCTTAATACTTCAAATCTCAAGCGTCTTGTTTCTTTATATTCTTTAGCCTTTTCATCTGATTCAGTATATTGTAATGCAATCCTGCCTGCGGTTGTTATATGTCCAAACTCTTCTTGTAATAGTAATGGTAGTTCGCAAGGATCAATCTCTTTCATCGGTGTTGGATATGTTTCAGCAACTTGATTTTCACCGAAGCCTAATTCATAGTATTTATCGTTTACTCGTATATAATGACAGTCATTGTAGTCACATGAATGCTGGAAGTTTGTTTGCTTTTGTTTTAATATTATCTTAATCATCTTTCCCCCACTAACTAAATGCGTCTACCGCATCCCCAGTTATCAGTTCATCGTAATCCATGTCATATCTATCAACTCTTACAGGTATTGGCATCTGATCTGATACTACTAATACACCAGATAATGCTATTACAAAATCGTCTTTATATCCGTCTTGTGCGTTCCAAGTAGTTTTACCTGTCTTAGTTTGGTTGATAACATAGGTCATCATTTCTTTTATTATATCACTATCGTTAATATAAATATCTTCTTCTTTGTAGTTATTGACATAGGCTGTAAGTCTATTTATCATTATTTGCTTCGTCTCACGGTTTGTATGGAAGCCTATTTTGGTTGTATTCCGCTTTATTACATCATCGTAAACTTCACGAGTATAGAAATTAGAATATTTCACCTTTTCTCTGATATTATCTAAAACCGATATTCCCTGCTCATCTGTTTCACTTACATATTTGTTAATCTCAATCGCAAGTTTGGCATTATCATAATGTTTTGCCATAGCAACGAGTATCTTTGCATAATGTAATGATTCAAAATGTCCGTGAACAGTAGATACTACCTTACGCTCTATCCTATCATAGACACAAGCACAGGAATAATCAGCACAATTTTTGTCATTATCATACCATAACCCGCCAGTATCAGCAAATATAGCATATCGGTATTTCATTCCAAATTTAGGTTTATTCCAAATCTTTATATATCCATTATCCGTTTCTGTAAATTCATCTTCTACTACCATTGCAGTAATGTCATGCTCACGAGTATAGTCTTTGCTTATTAATTCCAATAATTCACGCCTGAATACAGGTTGTCCAGACGCTATAAAAGATTCAGAAATAGTTGAAGGGAATTCTTGCATTTGCTTACGTAGGTTATAGTTAAACTCATTCCTAATCGAAGACCTACGCCATTTCATCTGCTCTAAGGTTAGGTTATACGTTTCATAATAATAAAGCTCATCACCGTATTTACCTTCACGGCTTAATTCTAATTTCTCATCTTTGAGTAATGGTGTTGAATATTCTGGGTTATCGAACCATGGGATAAAGAAAGTTATATAATCATTCTCTCCACGTTCAGACTTCTGTATCATTGTATGGAAATAAGAGCCTACCCCATTACCAGTTGACTCCATGAATACCATTGTTTGTGGTAATTTTGCTATACAAGAACTTAATCCACTCATTAAATATTCAGCGTCACGAAAATAATCTACCTCCGAAAGATGGGCAATTTGCCAGTTTCCAGACCTTCCAGCGTCTTTATTCTCAGCTGTATCAATGTCTATTCGTGAGTCTTTACCCTCAAATGCAAGTACCTTAGCGTTTGATTCTTTCTTAATTGGCTTTACTACTTCACTCATTTTATCGTACATCAGCTTTGACATATTGAATATATTAGTTGATTTTTTACCTTCGTCAGCTATAATTAAAGCCTTTTTCTTCCCTACAAAGCACGTAATTGATATTATAATCGCCTCTATTAAGGTTGAAACCCCTAACTGTCGAGCTTTAGGTATGAGTATTCGGATAGGTTTATTAGCTTTCCATAGTTCAACAACCAATTTAAGAAGTTTCTTTTGTGTCTCGTTTGGATATAGCTTTATTACTTCGCCAGTTTTAGTTTGTATGTAAAGCAGACCATCATTTACTACATCCCACCAGAACTTTTCATAATACTTCTGGATGAATAGTTGCTTCTCTTCGGTTGTTTTCAAACCTTTGAGCATTACCTGTGCTTGTGGTTTCATATCTCTATTTATTAGCCTTTGTTATTTTATCAAGTTTTGTGCATATTTCATCTAACTGTTCTTTAATCTTATGTAGTTCAAATCCAGTCATAAAGTCTTGAAATCTTAGTTTATTCGCTTCCTCTGTAATGTCTTTGACAAATTCAGGTGTTCTATTCCTGTATGCTATCTCACATAATTCATCTACAATGCTGTCAATCCTATCAACATCACTCTCGTCTGTTGCGGTAAGCATTAATCCAAGTTTAGTTAGTTCTGATTGCTTGTCTTTGACAATTTCAGGTGTATCTCTTCGTATCTTGCGAGTGTATTTTTCTTCTGTATAGTCTTGGATTGTTATCTCGTCAGCCCAATCACGACTTGTATTACCAGTAAAAGAATAATCATCTAAACAGTATTCATCTGCATCTTTTATGTCTAAATCATCCTGAGTGATTACGATAGGTCGGTTGTCATAGTAGAATAAACGCTGGTTTTCACTAAATTTGCTTATATATTTACCATATATGGAATAGCTATGTTCCACTGGAGCATGGTTAATAAACCCACAGATTACTTTTGGATATTCTGTACTTGTTAGATTAGTTTCAACTGATCTAATCTCACCTTCACCATAAACCAAATCATAAACTCTATCACCGACTTTTGCGTCTTTGAAATATAACTCTTTAGAACCCATGTGTCCCCCCTTATTAAAATTCGCTATATAATAAATCACCGCTCAATACCGAATAGATATTAACCGAAAATAAACCATTACTACAATCTATATCACGACCATCAAAACTTAATCCCCTGTTACAATCACAACTGAAATTACCGTCACTCCAAGGATAAGAATTAAATTTACCGTAATCAGCAAGGTCTTCTTCAAAATAAATACAAATACCAGATGAATTTTCTCGTAATTCGATTAAATGCATCTTTCCCCCCTTTTCTAATATCACTTACGTCTATATTGAAAATAACCCTTAAAATAGGCATTTCCTAAAAATATTGCTTCTGTTTGTCTTTTTGTTGTTTGTTTTCTTCGGGTAGCTCTGAACATAAAATTAGGCGACAAATTCCTGTCATTAGAAGAAGAAATAGAGACCATTCAGGTGAAACAAGAGCAATTATCAAAAATAGCGACCACATTATACAAACTCACAATACTTACTAAGTTTCATAAAATTTACCCTCTTGAATATGATAAAAACATTGAAATTTCTAATCGCCTGCAAGAAGTTTGAAAAGAAATAATTAAACATCTTGATATTTATCCCCTATTTTGTTAAGTATTTCAATCAGTTCTTCCATTTTTGAGTCAGATACTATCCAAGCAAGATCATCATCTTTTATAGTATCGTGGTTGTTAATCGTTATTACATTTGATGCCATTTTGTTTCTCCTCTTTTAAACTGCTTGTATGAAGCTCACAGTTTTTGTCATTTTATCCGCTGTTTATGCACCCTCGCAAAATGACCTTTTTCTGTCAGGGTATAGCTAAGTTGACTTTCTACACTTAAAATCATCATATTTGAACAAAAATGGTGCTATTGGAAGGTCTCGAACCCTCGACATCCTGAG